CTTGTAGAAACCCTTCTTTGCATACTGCTCAAAGTGGAACTCGATTGATGGTGTGATGTCATGGATCGACTCTTCACCTGAGATCTTTGTGATCTTGAGTTTTGTGGCCATCGCTTACCACGTACCAGATGATGCTGAAGTTACTGAGCCAGAGACTGTGAAGGTCAAGCTCTGTACTTGGACATCGCCAATCTTGCCGATGATTGGAGTGATCTTGTTAATCAAGAGCACGCCGCTGTAGAGCGGATTGGTAGCTGATGGAGTACCGGTGGAAGGTGATCCTGGTGTTACAACCTGCAGCGCCTTGAATGCAGCATTGGTGCCGACCAAGGAGTTGAGTGTTGCCAATACCGAAGCGGCTGCGGTGTCATTGAGTAAATCCACCGAGACGGTGCTTGACTCTAGGCCAGCGACGAAGGAGTGACCTGTGGCTCCCATGGCGGTGACATCGAGTTCGTCGAATGCCTTGTTGATTGTAAGAGCAACCACGTGATCGCTGAGATCAACGTAGGAGCCGCCTACTTGCAGCTTGAATCCTGCGCTAGTTTGTAGCTGTATTGCCATTTGGTGATTCCTCCGAATCGGCTGGTGGTGTGGTTACTGGTGGTACTTCTGCTGGAACTGGTGTGTCGTCAGTAACTTCACCGACGAGCTTGAGAAAGCGGACATTCTCTGGTGTGAGACCTGATGTATCGATTGGCATGATTAACTCCAAGTGGTCATGGTTGAGATGGATAAGTCAGCCATCAGCATCGAACCTTCTTCTGATGGAGTTTGCGATGGAGCAGATAGAGATCCAATGACGATGTTGAAAGCAGTTGCCGCTGCAAGTTTTTGGATCACCTGCACCATGAAAGATTCAAGTGTGTCGAGGCTGCCCTGATTGTCGATGTTGGGCACGACGATTGTGAGCTTGAGATTAGCCTTGGGCGCAATCGTGGTCGCAAGGTTGTTCTGTGCCTCAAGGTATGGGCTATCTGGTGAAATGATGATGCAGTTAGCGATCGGGCTAGCAGGTGGAAAGGCATAGACCGTCCAGACATGGTCATTAGCTAGTGCCGTAGCCAATGCGTTACGAAGGTCGGTGATTGCAGGCATTACCCGACCATCGCATTTGGTGAGGTGAGACCGGCAAGCAATCCACGTACGCGACCAAGCAAAGAGTTGCCCATGCGATATGGAGACGGCGTAAAGTCCGCTGAAGTTCCACCAGCAGAAGATTGTTGACGTGCTTGGAAGACATCGACTGCGATCATCATCGCTGCTTCGCGCACTGCAGGAGTGTTGGCGTACGTGATGGCTTTGTAATCATCACCGGTCGCCTTCCCAAAGGGCACAACTTTGTGGAAGTTGTCATCTGCATGAACCAATGAGAAGGAGACTAGTTGCGTACCCTTAGGCAGCCCATAAGAGTTCGATGGGAAGAATGGGAAAGCCGGAAACGATCCCGATCCTGCAGAGTACGGCCAAGTCGAGATGATGGTCTGTGTGCCGTTGTAGGCGCTTCCGCAGTTGGCCAGAGTTATCGTCTGGCCAGCCACGAATGACTCAGGTGATCCGATCAGTGCGTAGCCGATATTGGATGCGATCGATACCCCGAGCACAGGGTAGGAGTTGTACCAGAGCATTCCATCGATGAGGTCTTGCGCTGTTTGGCAGCAAGTCTCGACGACATCTGAGGAGTCATACAACGTGCCAACGCCAAGGTTGGCCTTCAGCTCTGCAGCTGTGACGAATGTGGCGGTCACGGTGACTCCTTTCTAGATGTGCCCTGCGCTAGAAGGGCGACCAACTAACGCAGGATGCTCGGATTGTTTGGATTAGACCTGACGGAAGCGACGTACGCCAGCAGGGATCAAGACCTTGCCTGCGCCGTAGCCGTAAATCGCGGTCTGGATTTGTCCGTTGGAGACGTTGTTGACTGAGAAGTACGAGGTTGGAGATTCCCACCAAGTAACGGTGTCTGGTGCGACGATGAAGAGTGACTCGTTAACCAAGCCTGTTGTCACGTTCTTATCAACGTAAAGATTCAGACCAAGGACGTTGCCCTTGATTGAAGTTGGATCAGCCTTACCGTTGGCATTCCAAGGTTGAGCTGCGTTGTAGAGCGGACGACCGGTTGTATCGGCATAGCCCATGAGAGCTGCCCACCATGTTGGGTTGGAAATCAAGTTCTCTGCGAAGTAGCTGGAACCTTGGTAGGCGTTGGCTGACTCTGTTGAGATGAATGACATGATGCCTGCGGCAGTTGTTGCAGTCACTGCTGACTGAACACCTTGGGCGGTCAGGATTGCGATCAACGCTGCATCTGTTGCAGCAAGGTATGCGCGCTCCATTTGGATTGTGAGCTGGTCGAAGAAGATTGGATCTGAACGCTCGAGCAGTTCGAGCGAGATCGTCTGTTGACCGGCGTACTTGGAAATTGTGACTGTCTGATAGGCAGTGGTTGCGCCTGTGTTGGAAGGAGTGCCTGATTCGGCAGTCGCTGCAACTGTTGGAGCTGTATCAGATCCGCCGCCTGCTGAGGTAACGAGTCCTGGAATGTTGAGTGTCAATCCGCTCGCAGGAAGTTGCGCCTTTGTCACAGCATCGATCGCTGGGCGACCAAAGTTTGTGTTGGAGACGAACTGTTGCAAGTACTGGATTGGGTTGAAGGCTGGGTTTGTTGACATGGAGTCTGCAGCTGCGGTCAAGTACTTTGGATCTTCAGCTGCGGCGATCCAGAGCTTTGACTCTTCGTTACCCATAGCTGCGCGAATCTTGTGCTCGGTATAGCGACCCTTGGAGTCTATACCGTGGCGCACACGCTGGGTTGAGTATGGCTGACCTGAAGCCATGATGATGACGTTGTTAGCAGGTGCGGCGGCTTGAACCGCAGCAGCTTCTACTGGAGCTGCAACAGGTGCAACAGGAGCGACTGGATCGCTTGCTGGTGCAACAGGCGCAACTGGTGCTTCGGTTGACATTGGTGCTCCTTCGTTTGGTGGTTGGTTTTGGCTTGCCGCCACTTGCGTGACATTTGCATTCTTGAAAGCTGGTGTCTCAACGAGACCGACGTGCTCAAGCTCTGCTTCAATGACGTGAAGTACACCGTTGGCTCCTGGACGAGAGTCGATGACGTTGACTCCGACTGAAAGTCCATTGATCAATCCTTCACTGGCCATGATGAGATAGTCAGTTCCTCGGGATGATGCAGAAATCTTGAACGATGCAGTGATACCGGTGGCAGTCTCTTGGAATCCTTGTGCGCGACCGATTGGCTTGGTCTGGTCATGCTGCGCTACAAGTTTGATCTTGGTTGGCTCATCGATTTTGATGGAACCTCGCTCGAAGATGACCTTGCCTACTGATGTATCGCCGACTTGATTGAATGGCACGATGACGCCAGAGATAACGCGGCGTCCACTATCTGATGCCTCGATTGATCCATTAAACGTTAGATGTCGCACTGGCTTGGCTCCCGTCTGGTGTGAGATCTTCCATCTCTTTGGCTTGGTCAAGAGTGATGAGTTGTAATTCAAGAAGTTGAGCAACTACCTGTAAGCGAGTGAGTGGATCCACACGCAAGAAGGTGTCATCTACATCGAACTTGATGTAAGTGCCGCGTGCAGTGAGGTCATCCATAGAAAGACGATCTTCGATTGCTGTGTAGAACGGAGCGAGTGAGAATGCAGTGAACTCTTTGCGGCCGTCGAGAATGTTTTGATAGGTCATGCCACGGAAAGTCTCAGCATCGACTAGGTAAGCAGGCACGTTGCACGCACGTGCTAATTCAGTCGCGAGATACTGCTTCGCCTCGTTATACATCATGTCCTTGGGATTGAATCCTGTGACCGTGTAATCCAATGTGCTTGAAAGATATGCAGTTGCATTGTTTTGACGCGCTTGCTTCCAACGCGCAAGAAGACCAGTAACTTGCTCTGGTGGTAGGTCTGCGCCAGTGTTTTTGATGACGCCAGTTCCCATTGGAGTTTGTGCAGCGATTGCAGCTGCGCGTTCGATGTCGAGAGCTGCGCGAATTGTTGATTGGCTTCGCATGAGCAGACCTTGGTCAAATGCTTGGAATGTAATCAGTGAACCAAGCCCATCCATCGGAACTTCTTTGCCATCGATGGTGTAGTACTCGACTTCGGTGTTGATGGAATTGAGTTTGCGACCGACGCGATCGTTCTGCACCCACTCAAATTGTGCAGGTCGACCATCTTGTGCGAATACGCCAGTCACGCGCCAATATGCGGTTCCATACATGAATAACGAATCGACAGTCCACGCCATTGTGATGGAACGTGGTTGACGTGGATCTGGTTGATCTACCCATGAAAGATTTGCAACTTCTTGACCGGTAGATTTGTTGTAAGAGGTCAAGGGGATTGCCGCGATAGTGCCCGCGATGAGATTGCGACAACGCGCCACAGTTGGAACGGCCATCGCATCTTGGCGAAGGATTGCATTGGCGTAGTTGTTGTAGCCGCCGTAGCTGGAAGATCCGAAGAAAGTTGAGAAAGGAGTATCCATGATTGCCGGAGCGAGCTGCGCGGTAATCTCCTGAGGAGGCGCCACAGGGCGACGTCCTAGGATGCGGTCACGGATTGCCATGCCTCAATTTTCGGGGAATGTCAAGCACATTTTGCCTTTTTTCTTGAAATGTCGCAGTGCTATTTTGGAACCATGAAACGACCCTTGGAGTGGATGGAGCGAGTTGATCGCTTCTCTGATTGGGTTGCCAAGAAGTCGCAGGAGACGGGTTGGTCTTTAATGCTCGAGGATAAGGTTGAGGCGACGTTCTATTACACATCCAA